TCCAATAGCTAATTACCTAGCTGGCTTATTTACAGGAATAAAATGAGATGACTTACTTAGACTTAGTTAACAACGTACTGCGGAGGCTGCGGGAGGAAGAAGTAACTTCAGTGTCCTCTACTACCTACAGTAAAATGGCGGGTGACTTTGTAAACGACGCAAAGAAATTGATTGAGTCTGCTTGGGACTGGTCTGGTCTGCGTACTGTTCTCGTTGTGCCTACAGTGGCTGATACCTCCCTGTATTCCCTAGTAGACAGTAAAGACACAATCAAGGTTCAAAACATAATCAACGACACAGCTAACGTCTTTATGTCTTACCGTGAGTCATCTTGGTTTGACGATAAGTATTACAACCAAGACGTAGTTAGTGGCGTACCTGAGTATTACACCTTTAGGGGGCTAGACGGTAACGGAGATACCCAATTTGAGGTGTACCCACAGCCTGACTCTGTGTACAGCATGAGAGTTAAAGGCACCTTCAGGAACGACGACTTATCGGCAGACACAGACGTTCTCAACATTCCGCACATTCCTGTCATTCACTTAGCTCTTGCTATGTTGGCTAGGGAGCGCGGAGAAACGGGAGGAACAGCAACCCCTGAGTATTTCGCCATAGCCGACAAGTATTTGTCAGACGCTATTGCTCTGGACGCCCAAAAGCACCCAGAAGAAACCATCTGGCGCACACCGTAAGGACTCTTTATGGCACAGCCACTACAAAGCATTAACTTAGTTGCTCCAGGATTTAAGGGGATAAACACAGAAGACTCCCCTCTGCAACAAGACCCCTCGTTTGCTGACATAGCAGATAACGCTGTGATCGACAAAAGAGGGCGTGTAGCTGCACGTAAAGGAAACGAAGTAATAACTACAGACAAAACAGAACTGGGCGCAGATTACGTCCATAAGATGCATTACTTCTACGACGACGGAGGCAACACAAAGCTTTTCTCTGTAGGGAACAATAAGGTACTCTCTGGTACAACTACCTTAGTTGATGAAACCCCCGTAGGTTACGTCATCAGCGGAAACAACTGGAAGATGGTAAACTTTAACGATGCCGCTTTCTTTTTCCAGAGGGGACAAGAGCCTCTAATTTACACAAACGCGGGTGGACTACAGACCTTCGGTGCCTTCAATAGCAACACAACCAACGTAAATTATTACTGTAACGAAGTGTTATCTGCTTACGGAAGGTTGTGGATAACAGACACGAACGCAAACAAGCAGGTCATTTATTGGTCAGACCTGTTGATAGGCACAGACTTCGAGGGTGGCTCTTCTGGGTCCATCGACGTTTCTAAGGCGTGGCCTGAGGGACACGACGAGATTAAGGCGCTTGCTGCACACAACAACAAATTAATTATCTTTGGTGAGCACAGCATCCTAGTCTACGACAACGCCTTTAGTCCCGCTCTAATGTCTCTGTCGGACACAGTAGCAGGAGTAGGGTGTATCTGTAGGAACTCTGTTCAACACATAGGAACAGACGTTCTGTTTTTGTCTTTCTCAGGCTTGCGTAGCTTCGGGAGGACAATACAAGAAAAGTCTATGCCTTTGAGCGACCTGAGTTTAAACATTAAGAGTGAATTTATTTCTTTGATACAACAGAGGACCGGACCTGTATCAACCGTGTACAGCCCAGAGAACTCTTTTTACCTCGTGACGTTCCCTGATAACGTAACTACCTATTGTTTTGACCTCAAAGGTACGCTAGAGAACGGAGCCTACAGGGTTACTCGGTGGCCCTCAAACAGCTTTAAGAGCTACGAGAGGCTTCCTGACGGCACACTCTACATAGGATCGGTAGACGGTGTAGGAGAGCACACAGGGTACTCAGATAACGGCGTTAAGTACCGCTTTAAGTATTACAGCCCGAGCCTTACTTTTGGTGATCCTGCGAAACTGAAGATACTAAAGAAGATTAGGCCAACTTTGGTGGGTGCTAACAGCGCCACTGTCTTTATCAAGTGGGCGTATGACTTTGAAACATTCTACAAAACTCAGGAATACACAGTAGGCAACCAAGAACCAGGATTCTTCGGAGAAGATGAGTTTAACATTGCTGAGTTTACTGGCGGTGAGCTTACTAGCCAGAGAGTAGTTAACGCAACGGGAGATGGTCGTTCTGTGGTCATAGGAATAGAAGCAGACATAAACGGCTTCCCTCTGTCATTACAAGAAATAAATGTACTAGCTTTGATAGGTAAAACACTATGAAAAACGATGAACTTACTACTGTCGTTCGGGGAGGTAACTCGTAATGGCTCTCGGATTCTTAACTAGCTTTATTAGTGATTTAGCAAAAAATCTGTACGGCGACCTACCCCCTGAAATTACTGATCTGTTTACTGAGCAGCTACCTCAAGTTTCTGCTCCCGACATTTCGTTTCAGCCTTTCACTGTAACTTCGGGGGCAGGGTCGGTTACCGCTGGTCCTAAGGGTACGTCTTATGCCTTAACCCCTGAACAACAGGCGATGCAACAGCAGTTGTTTGGTGGCGCTCAGTCGATGTTTCAGAACGCTATGGGACCAACAGCAGATCGTGAGGCGGCTATATACGACCGCATAAGGGCGACTCAGAGGCCCGAAGAGATGCGACAACGTATGGGTCTAGAGGAGCGTCTAGCGCAACAAGGGCGCTTGGGCGTAACAACGAACCAATACGGGGGAACACCAGAGCAGCTTGCAATGGCTAAGGCGCAAGCAGAGGCTCAAAACCAAGCCATGTTGGGAGCGATGGGGCAAGCACAGGCAGAGCAAGCACAACAGGCACAGCTAGGCGGTCAGTTCCTACAGCAGAGCTACGCACCCGAAGCTGCTCTGTTAACTGCAATGTCCCCTGCTCTGAACGTAGCGGATATGGCTGATGTTGCTAGGAGACAGGCTGGAGAGTTTGGAATGGAGTCTCAGCTTGCGAACCTCAACGCGCTCCTCGGGCAGCAATCAGGACTCGCAAACCTCTACGGTGGTATGTTTACAGGCGCTACGGGACTCGCAGGAGGCTTAGGTAGCTTCTTGGGCGACTTGATTTTGGGCCTATAAAACTAATAAATTAGGAGAGACAGAAATGGCATTCAGCACAGGTGGAATGTTAGCCAACACAGGAGCTAACGTAGGAAGACAAGTTGGCGGGGCCTACGGACAGTTTGGTAGAGACATGGGCGGTATGATGACGGGGGCGCTACAGGGCTTCAGGGAGCGCAGGGGAGCCAATAAAGCCCAAGAACTGCTAAAGCAGTTTAAGGACAACCCAGCGCAACTCAACGCCTTGGGGCAGAAGTACGCCACAGAGGGTAACGATGCGTTGTCTAAAGTGTTCTTTGATGCTGCTAAAGCAGCTACGGCGACAAAAGAAAAGCAGGTAGCTTCTTTAGAGGCTTCTGGACAACAAGCTACAAAGCAAGCGCAGAAAGCGAGGGCAGTTCAAGTGGCTAGACAAAAAGGAAATGCTGACGCTTTGGTAGCTCTCAGGTCAGGCGCTTTGGACCCTGCGGAGTACCTGAAGAGTTTAGTAAAAAAGCCTGAAGAACCTAAAAAACCAAAGTACGACATTTCAGAACAAACTATTTTAAAAGACGGAGAAGCAATTAGATTTCAAATTGCCACCAATAGAGAAGACCCCACAGACATTACAATGACGCCTCTAGGCAAAGCTCCTCCCAGAAAGACCGAGGAGAAAACCGAGGAGAGGGGACGGTGGGATTGGTCTGTAAACGAACAAAAAGAATACACAAAGGCAGCAGAAGATGCAAGAGAAGCTGAAGCTACGTCTGTAGAGTTACAGACACTGCTAGACGAAAGTAAAGCAATAGCAGAAGAATCTGCGGGGCCTTTTGGAGTGGGAGGAATCATCGGAAAAACAAAAGACTTTCTTATTTCTGATGTTGCAGGACTGGGTGACCAAGTAACAATACACAGAAGGAAGCTGGGTTCTATTAGGATGCAAAACGCGATTGATCTACTTCCTCGTGGCCCCGCTTCTGACAAAGACGTTGCGCTGGCTTTAGATGGCTCTGTAGACCCGCGAGACTTGTCTGAAAAAGAGAGGCTTGAGTATTTATCAGGCATGGTTAAACTAGCAAAAGCAGAGCAAGAATACTACGAAGGTAAGCTTCGCTGGATAGAAGCTACAGGCGACCCCTTAGCGTTTGGTTACGAAAAACAAGCAAAAGTAACCGGACTAAATAAAAAAATAGACGCTTTAAGAAACGACAATCCAGCGGAAACAAATGTTATTGATGGAGAATTAGCCCAAGTAAAACTCTTGGCTCAAAGAGGAGAAAAAGAAGCGGCTTTACAACTCCTAGAAGTTATTAAAAAGAACGACGAAACAGGGTACGTTGCTTTGCTTGATTTTCAAGCTCAAGCACAAAAAAACCTTGAAACATTTGTTGAAAAAAACAACATTGAACTTTTCTGAGGTTTAAAATGTCTCAATTACTACTAGATTCTTTACTCAAAGAAGACCAACCAGATCGACAGCCTGAAGCCCCTTCTAGTCTGTCTCCCAATGCTATACCCGAGTTTCAACAAAGATTAAAGGAGGCTAGGGAACAAGACAGCAAGACCAAAGAGCAAACCGATGTCGAGGACGCCGCTTGGTCTTCGGACGATTCACTTGCCTCTGCCCAACGCTTTTTTTCAAGCATGGCTCTTGGGTGGGGAGATGAGATGGGCCTTTGGACTGCCGCTGCCGTAGCTTCTGTAGCCGAAGGAAAGCCCATAAAAGAAGTTTACGAAGATATGCGTAAAACTTACGATGCTAAACAAGAGCAATTTAAAGAGCGACAACCAGGAGCAGCTTTGGCTTCTGACATAGCAGGGTCTGTGGCATCGCCTGTGAACGCCTTGAGAGCAGCCCAAGCAGCTACAAAGCTTGGTCGAGGGGCGCAGACAGTAGGCCGCGTAGCTACTGAAGGAGCCGTGTACGGCGCGGGAGAAGCTAAGGAGGGAGAAAGACTCTCGGGTGCTGCTACAGGAGCAGGTGGCGGTTTGGCAGGATACGGCGTATTAAGGGGAGCCACAGCAGGCGTAGGAAAGGCCGTAAGCGGGGTTACTAGCAGAAAGGTAGAGGCCGACCTTATTGACGATTCTGGAGATTTTGTGCCTATTACACTAGCGGCAAGCAAACCGGACGGGGTGGAGGGCGCTATACATACGTTCTACAGGGACGTTATATCCCCTTCTTTTGGAGGAAAGGGCGTAGTTAAAGCACAAGAGAAAAAAATTGTAGGAAAAGCAGCAGATCACTACAAAGCTCAAAAAGCAATGTCTAAAAAAATGGACGAAGGAATAAAGAAAAAAACTAAAGAAAACGATGAACAAATAAGACTAGCAAACGCGGCACTAGAAGAAGAAAGAAAAGCCCTGACCGAGATACTAAACCAAGAAAAAAACAATGTGTTGCTTCCTTTAGAAGAAAAACTAAAGGTTCTTAATTCTGGAAAAGCAGAAGAGATTGTTTCCAGAGCAACTGACAACTTTAAAAAAGCAGCGGAGTCCCGTCGTTTTGAGTTTCGTAACGAGGCTTTTTCAGGGTCAGCCCCTGCGACCGCATCTATAGACGACATAAACAAAATAGCATCTTTAGAAGATATGGGGCAAAGAATGAGAGCCTTAGACGATCTGTGGAGACAGAAGGGCTACTCCATGATTAAAGGGAAAAAGATACGGGTAAAGAAAGACGAGTTTGAAAAACAACTTTCTAAAGGTATTTTAGGCGATGAAGTTTTTAAGGTCTTGCTTCCTGATATTGGCGGCTTCAAGAAAAATGTAATAGACACGATTACAAAAATGAACGCCTTTAAAGATCGGAGCAACAGAATTGACGGGGACGCTTTGGCAACAATTAGAGGAAGGCTAGGAACAATAGCGGCTAATGCGGGAGACCCCCAAGTAAAAAGAGCGTATTACATGGTTCAAGGTAAGATAGACGACATAATTAAAAAACAGCTTACCCCCGACCAACTAAAGGCATTTAACAAAGAGAGCGGAAGGTGGAAGCAAACAATAATTCTTAGGGATTCAATCGCCGATACGCAACTTAAAAAAAGAGGGTACTTTGACGAAAGCGACTGGCTAAACAGCGCACAAAAAAACAACAACTTAGACAAAAGGTACGGAAGCGGTCCTCTTGTTGCATCTGCTAGGGGCCTTCAAGATACTTTACTGGCTTCGGAAAAGGCAGTGGCTAGAAGGTCTACGGCCCTAGCTAAAAAGAAAGCAGCAACCATAGAAAAAACAATCGCAGACCACACAAGAAAAACAGAAGCAGAGATACAGAGAATTGATAGAAATATCAAGCAAAAGAAAGCCAGATTATCTAACAATCCGTCTTTTTCTGAAGAAATAGGTAAAGATACCCTAAGAAAGCAAAGAAAAGAGGCTGAAGTAGAGGCACTTAAGGAGCAGTTAGCCGAGCTAAAGGTTCTTAGAAGCCCTCAAAATCCAAGCTGGTTCCATACTTTAGCCGCCACTGGTATTTTAGCGGGGGCCGCTACAGGGGGAGCTTTAGGGGCTGGAGCGGGTCTTGCTGCTTCGGTAGGATTAGGGAGGGCATTGGCTACTCCTACAGCACAGAAAATTGTTGCGGGACAAACTGCGCCACAAATGGGTATTCAAAAGCTACTACAGGCAGACGCCACTGGAAGAACGGCAGACATTTTAAGTAGGGGCGTAGGTCGAGTGGTTGGGCAGGGAATGTTAACAGGGAACTAAAAAAGGGGCCGAAGCCCCCTAAGTTATAACTCACAGTTGTTGCCTGTGCAGGCCAGTTGCTGACTACCTTCAGTCATGTCACTGGCCTCCTCTATGTCCCAACTAAACTCCTTTGGGAAGCCCTTAGACAACTCTCGGTACGTCTTAGAGTCTATGGCCTCGTAGGGAGCCTGTTGGTACACATGGTCGCTGTAAGGTAAGAACGATATACCACTGATCTTATCGAACTTGTTGTACAACCACTGACCTACCTCTAGGAACTCTGAGTCCCTGTAGTAGCAAGTCATAGAGGGTTTGTGCTCACACCAGTAATCCTGGTATATCTCCCACACCTCTAGCTGCTCCATAGCGCCCATCTCTGAGGCCAACACAGCGCCCTCTGGAGCTTTCATAGGGAAGCTGAATACCTTGGTATTAGGTGAGAACTTATCGTCCTCCACAGGCACTCCTGCGGCCTCTAGGATGCTACACAGA